CTATTACTACTAGTTGGATTATATGGTAACTCACCATTATAAAATTCAGATTGATCACTATGTAATGATCTGGTTAGTCCTAAAGGGGTTTTAATATTCTGGTACCAAGATTGAGTATTATTTACTCTAGGGGTTAATGAGTTATAATCATTAAAAGTACCCCCAGTACTGCCTGAAATAAATCCGGAAGCTATAGAGCCACTGTAGTAGTTATTGCTGCCTGTAACTTGAGGTGGTATGTGTTTGCTTCGTTCTAGTAAGTGTTGTTTGATAACAATACCTGATTTTAAATTTGTCCTTGCAGGAACAAAATCTTTAATCATTTTAAATAATGAATTATCAAAGTATTGTATTAAACGAATATAAGCAATTAAATCATAATATGGTTTAGAAGAAGAATAACTAGCACTAAAATAAGAAGTACTAAATGTAGTTAAATTTGGGTAGCCGGAGTAGAGAGATTGTCTTGGGTCCCCAATATATTCTCCTATATCAAAATATCCACTGGTGGATATGATATGGTTATCTACTTCGTTTTGAGGTGAGAAAGCAATTTCTACTGAGCTAACACCTTGGGATACGCTGGATGTAGAGGGTATGACTTGTTCTAAACTTCGAAATGGTGATAGGGTATATGCTTCTTGAGTATATTGGGTGTTTATTGGGGGTAAAGAAGCAGATATAGAACCTGATGAAAGAATTAAAATTCGATCATTTATGATATCCCGTACTCCAGTACGGGGGATAGTATTAGTATAATTACCTCCAAATTCACTTACTTGCAAAATAGAACTAGTAATACCAAACATACTAATGATGTTTTGCAAACCAGCTGTTGTTCCTTTAGATTTAAGTAGATAAGGTAAATTATGGTAAATACGCTTATACATTTCCTTATTAACATCATCCAAAGGAGTATAATACGATTCTTGAGAAGCAGTTACGTATGTTGTAATTTTTTCAGCATCAACAGGGTATAGATTAAGACCTCGCAATAAACTACCAGATGCAAATCCTGTAAAGGCGTTGAATAAATCATTAACTGAGAAGTTGTTTTGGTATATTTTTAATCCAAATGATCTAATAGCATCTGCTACTAAATCTTTAGAAATACCATAATCTAAGCGGTTGTCTCCACTATAACGATTTGTAACATCTTTATAATAAACCCAAATATTATCATAATGCTGTCCAATCATATCAATGAATACACTATATGGGGCATTCTGTGGGTCATCCCTTAAATATGCTGGTATAGTATTGATAAGATAATTTTGGTTATCTTGATCATATAGTGAAGCACTTGCTATTAACCCATTATACCAAGTAGTAACTGAGGCGTTGCTGCTAGTTATTAGAGTATATGGTGGGGTAGTAGTACTTTTAGGGTATGTAGTTGAACCAGTGCTATAATAAAGATAATATTCAAAACCATCAAAGTTTTTGATGATATTTGTAATTTTATCTGTAAAGTATAAGGCACTGGAGGTTATAGACGCACTTGTTGTAGAATTTAATATTCCTAAACTTGAACTGTACTGTTCAATTAATTGAACCTTATAAAAAAAGTTTTCAACTCTTGATGTTGCTGATGAAAAATAAACAAAATCATTAAAGTTAGAATAATCAATCCCTATTTCTATGCTTTTTTCTGCTAAGTATGATACAATTTGGTTATATGAAGATGCAAACCCAGTGTTTAATAATTGTTCATAATTAAGATAATTAGTTGAATTATTAACTCGGTCTTTAAAAGGAAGATTTAAATTTGGTCCTTTAAGTGTAGGATTAGTTATTCTAGGAGTAACTACTTCTAGTTGAAACGAAACATTAAATGCTAATGGATCTGCAACTTTAGTAACAACCCACAATGTATCTTTTATATTAAATTGAGGAGGCAAAGGCTCATATAAATTGATTAACACTTCGTACTGCGTACTAGTATTATCAACTAACATGTTATTAGCTATAACTAAATTGTTGTCCCCAAAATTTAAATAAAAATCTTGAAAGTATGTTGAATTGGCTAATTGAGTTTTAAAGTTTTTTACTAAATTCTCAATTAAAAAATTTGACAAAACATTTGAAGCTAATCTTACTTCTGTTCTGTCTGAGGAAATACTTTTTATAAAATAATTCTGTCCATCAAAGGATGAATTAAGTTCATTATTAAAAAAACTATATATTACATTATAATCCCCTTGAGAGAACCCAGCCTTAAGTAAGTTTTTTTCTGGGTCAAGGCCAATTTCATACGTTGTATTAGAAGAGGGGTCTGAAAAAGCAAGGTTACCAATAACCTGATAATCTGTAAAACCATGATTGGTTAATTGGTATGAGCCGTCTAAAGACTGTATAGTGTATTCTACATAATTTAATGAAGGATTAAATGTAGAAGTAGAATTTTCAATAGAAAGTAAGCTTAAATCCTGGGGGGAATAAACTTGGGCTTCTAAATTATCAGGATTAAGAGGTGTTACTGTTGCTGCCATTACGGAGTAGTATTAGGTAAAGTAGTACTAGCTGAGATTTGTAGAGAAATTATTTGTTGATTAGCAGCAAGTAAATCTTGTCTTAGAACGGTTATTTCATCTAGTAAAAGTTGAACATCTTCATTTGCAGATTCAAAATTTATATAGTCCCCACTTGTTTTAACTAAATATTCATGTGAATTAGTATTCCCTTGAGCCGGGATATCATAGAATAAATTATTATACAGGTCAAAAAATTCTGCTACAGTTATAGTATCTTTTAACGGTGCAGGAGGTAAAGAAACTTGTGAAAACGAAGTGTCAATTGTATTTTCATAAGTTTGTTTATTAAAAACTGTTTTATTTAACGGGTAATTAGCCATTTATTACTTTAAAATAATAATTATTATCAAAAATTATTGTTGATCCTTTTATAACTGATTTAATTAGAATTTTATAATACCTTTCAGGTTCTAAACCATTCATATACAATGTAAAATAACTTCCATTTCCATCAACACTCAATTGAGTATATTGGTCATCGTAATCTACGACAACTTCATTAGTATCCAAGTCTTTTATAGAATAATATGAAGCAGTTGGAAGATAATAATTTTGGGTAAAATAAGATGAAGTTTGAAATGTTCTTGCTGGGTAGGTTGGTCGGCTGTTTACTCTAAATCTGTTTATACTTTCAGGGTAAAACACGCCTATATTATCATCTATAGCTACTGTAGCTGTAGTAGTGTTTAATTCAGTAAGAGTAGAAGAGCCAGTATTATAACTGTAATCTCTCCATCTAAATTCTAACTGTGGGGGGTAAATAGTATTAGTATCCCTAGAGAAGAATTGTATTTTAGTTTGATAATTTTCATTATTAACAAACTCAATTGACTGTTTAGCTATTAAACCATTATTAACTATTGATCCACTATACCAAGCCTTAACCATATTAGTGATATTAGTGTTAATATCACCACTATCAGTATAAGTAAAACTTTGGGTTGAATAAATAGGCAATACAGTAGTATTTGATGAAGTGTAGTACCAATTACCCCCACCTATTTGATTACCATATGATGCGGTTACATTAGTTGGAAAACCACTTGTAGCCCAAGCATTGCTTCCTGAGTATGATCTCCAAATCCAGCTTGCACCATCTGTAATTTCAGGACTGTAGTTGTATTTTCCGGTACCCATATTCCATGTAGCAGAAATGGGATAAAATTCTAATGTTGTAGTAGTTGATAAACCTTCTAAGTTAGCAGCAAATCCTCTAAAATTAGCTTGCCATTGAGAGCCACTAATCTTATTAGTAATAATATCACTAATTTCAGCATTATCAAACTGGATTAAGAATCTGCTAGTTTGAGGGTAAGCTGTTAGGTTATTAATGGTAGTAGTTGTTTCTATTACTTCATCTAACCCTGTATTTTTATTAGGGTATAATGAGTAAATAGTAGCATCCTTAGTAGGGAATATTTTATAAACAGCCATTTTTTATTATAAATATAAAAATTATAAAGGTACTACACGTCCCTTAATATCAGAGTCAGGATATTTAACTTCAAAAATCATTGGATCCAATGAAGGGTAAACAATATTATTTTGAGTTGCACCAGCAATATCATAAGCAAATGGAGAATATCCTAAGCTAGTACCTACTTTATTAGTAATATTAATTGCTTTAACTGTTTGGACACCATCAATTTTGTCTAACATAATGTATAAATCTCTCAATACAATTGGTTCGTTAATTTGCCATTTGTCAATTTCAAAATAACTTTTTAAAGCACTAATACAATTAATTAATACTTCACTATTATTATATTCCGGAAGTACAATGAGATCAAAATCTACTCCAATATTGATGGTATAAGCATCTCTGATTCTAATAGTATCATTGATTACTCTATATTGGGATAAGTATGTTTTTAAATTATTTTTTAAAGCATCAGATGCTGTTTTTAGCTGTTTACTATTGTTGTAAGCTAAAACATACAGGTCTAATGTAGATGGGGTTTCACCAGGAAGAATATTTTCTAATTTTTCTGGTTCAAGGTATATTTTGGCGATTGAGCCATACTTTGAAGGTAAACTTAAAGCTCTAATTAAATAGTCATCTTGAGTTACCGTTCTTAATTGAGTACCAAATGCTGCTAATGAATTAAATCTTAATTCATCAACTGTATCACCATCTTTACCTCCGGTAGCTGCTAAAGGATTAGTAACTGTTACTGAGCCTAAAACTCGGCTTCGTAAACTTGGATTTAATCCGGCTGCGGCAAATGTAATATTTTTAGTATCAACTATAGTAGTAATAGAATTAGCGGGTACATTAGCTGATACTCCCCCGCCTGTTAAGTAACGAACTGTTAATGTTGTGTTGTAAGGAGCAATACCGTAAGTACCTGTATATAAGAAGTTAGCTGGGTCAAATGCGGTATATAGAAATGAATTACTTGGACTAGTAAGATTTAAACCTACATTAGTTGGATTAGGAATAATTTCTTCATCATTGTTCTGGGTGTTGGTTCCTGCTCCAAATTGAATTTGCATTGTGCTGGGGGAAGTGAATCTTGTTACAAATCTTCTTGGGGCTTTTAATAATTGTAACAAATATGGTGTATCACCTGAGCTGTTTGGGTTAGTGTTAGTTATAGTATCATAAATAGTTTCTTGGGCAAGATATGGGGCTTCATACCATTCATTATCATCACTATCCATTATATCTAGAACCTGTATGATATTTGAGTCTTCAATTTCTATTGTTTGAAAACGTTCAGGAGCTCCAAATGAAAAATTAATAGATGTTACGTTAGCAGAAATTGCTTGTCTAGTTTTTTTAAGAAGGAAAAAATCAGGTACACCACCAACTGTGCTGTAAATTGTAATTTGAGTAGGGTCAGCTGAGCTTGAAAACGCAAAGTCTACAGGATCTTGCATTATAAAACCTGTAGCTCCGTTTAGATTAGATGATAATGAAGTATTAGCTGCTATTTGTACAGTGTAATTAAAATCAGGAACCCATGTACCTCCAGTTAACTTAGCAGGTACTTGTTGATATATGTCTACAGAAGCTAAAGCTACACCTGTAACTTTAGGTACGTAGCCTAGCATGTATGCTAATGTATATAAATTATTTTGTTGGCGAGCAAATTGAACAAAATTTTCTTGAATTTGGTTATCAAGATAAAATGACATTACATCACCAACATATGCTGACATTTCCAAGAACAACATGCCTGGGGATGAAGGTGAAAAGTCATTATACGTGCTGGGGAAATATGTTTTGGTATACTCAATAAGGGCATTCCTTAATTCGCCAAAATCTTTATTTATATATTTTATATCTCTATTTTCAGTTGCCATTATAGTGTAATTTGAATATTTTCAGGAGTGTTTCCTAAATATGAATAATTTATAGATAATTGTATAGCATTTTCTTCATATATGGGAGTTAAAGCTACTCCATTTATTTTAACTGTAGGGAAATTTGTTGATAAGTCATTAGTAATTTTAATTTCTAAACCTTTTAAATTACTGTCAGTTATGTTTTCGAATAATTGACTTTGTAAATTAGAACCAAAACTGGGGTTAAGCATCCTTTCACCTTTATTAGTCAACAAAAAATTAATCATGTTTGACTTAACTTGATCAACAGTAGTATATGTTGAATTAAATACTGAAGTTCCTGTAGTTAATGATGGGTTAAACCCAGATCCTGTGTATAGTGGGGTGCCCGTATTAGTAGCGCCACCATTAAAAGGAATAGAAACCCCAACAGCTACTCGCTGGTTTAAGTCTAAAGGGTTTTGGTTTGCTATTCTAATCGCCATTATTTAGTCATTAACCCCATTATTTGATTTAAACTTACTTCACCACCAGGTAAACTTGAACCTTCACCTATTGTACTAATAGGAGGAGGAGTGTATGCTTGTTGGACATGTGATGAGTTGGCAGAAATTGTAGTATCAAATTCACCACCAATCATGCTACGCAAGTTACGTTTAATGTCTGGGTTAAGGTTTGTTTTTGTAGTATAAGGAATAGGGTTAGCATTTTCAGTAACTACAGTTTTAGGAGAACGTACTGCTTCAAGAAGTATATCTTTAATTTCTTCTTGAATTGCTTCACGAACTGCTTCTTTAATTAACTTTTTTAA